CAGATTTGTCACCTGCTTATTAAACCTCCGGGAGTTCCTTTCGAAACACCAATGATTACCAAGTGTCTCAACCAGTCTCTTTTCAGAAACGGGTCGGTCTTTATGAAACCTTCTTCTCATCAGATTCAAGTTCCATAACTTGGTAGCCTAAGCTAAATAATTCAAAATTACTTAATTTTGTTGGCTTGTGCATGGAGAATCTAGTGTTACCGTTGGCTAAGCCTAAGGTAGCATTCAGCACATCGAATTTACATTTAGTGGCATAATGCCCTTTATTGTAATAACGGTATGCATCGACTGTCGGTATGACAGCCATTTGTCGATAGTCTCCATTCATTCACGCGTTGTAGATAGAAAATTCATCTTCCTCATCTTCTGGTAGATAAGCTGCTAATTTAGAGCTTAAACCAAATAACAAGGGGTGATTTTCCTCAACGAACTCCTGACTGACTTTCTGTGGGAGTCTAGGTTTGTTAATCCTAGACGTTGTATCCCAAAATACATAATTACGCGCAAGCGTAAGAACTGTACTCTGGTCCTCTTCCTCGAATGCCATTAATTTTTCGGCATGAGATCCGGGCACTACCTCCAATAATGGAGCTGTACCTGTGACTCACTGAGGAAGAGACAACATGTCAGCAATCTGTTTTCCTTTTTTATGGGATTTCAGAAAGAGACTCACAGACGGGACGAGAAATGAATCCTCGTACCCCCGCTCACGTAATATTCTAACAAGCTCTAAAGCTTGCTCTGGTTTATTACGTACATCTTTGAGAAGGTTTACTGGCATGCCAGTTACCTCAACTCCTTTGATGAAGTAACGCTTAGCAAACTCGGTTTTACCTTGTTTACTTTGCGTACACTTAGCGGGTGATAATGAAACTCCAAGTCTACGAATTACTTCGCAGTACTTATTGTATACCAATTCGTTGGTATCAATCGTATCGTCTCCAAGAATTAAATATTTATACTTTCGTACATTTAATTTAACCTTGTGAACACAGTAACGCTTTACAGCGTGATGTGTCATTGTAGATACGGCCCATGAGCTTAACAAACCCATGGGGTTACCGGTCTCGTACTTTACGTCCCCTTTCGGGTGACTAAAGATACGATCCGCGATAACCGAGTTTCATAACTTACTAATATTAGCTCCGTATGCAGTTTCTACCGTTACCACCTCCAACTTACGTGGGAAGCGATCAGTAAAAGCTGTTATATCAGAACCAAAAAGGTGTAAGCCAAAGCCTTTAACAAGCTTTGGTATATCACTTTGTCGGTAGGTCACGTCGCCTGGTAATTTACTCAACCCTTTCATGAAGGCCCTGTGTAGGGCCTCTAGGGCTGTGTTAGATCACCAATCTGCTATAGCAATAACTCGTGTTTTACACGCGTTATCACTTAAACAGACGAGTTTAGATGTTACTAATTTTTCACATTTAGACTCTGGCGTCTTGTAATCTCAAGTGTCAATGCCAGGGGTTGTTAACCCCATAAGCGCATTAATATTTTCGAGCAATTTCGGATCATTCTGGCGTAAAGCCCGTAAATCCTTAAGAGCTGAGATAGTTGCTGGTCCGTTCGGACCCGCTTTATTACTCATTACAAGTTGTGATGTTCCTAACTTAGGCATTTTATGCTTAAGAAAGGATCAGTTACGAATGTAGTCAGATATTTCTTCAATCAGATTTTCATCTGCAGTTGAAGCATCTACTATTGTATGAACAGAATATTTAGGTTCACACTTAAATGATTCGATGACTCTCATTAAAGAGAGCGAATATCGTATACTATTTACATCGTTTAAATCCGGTTTTAGAAAGTTTAAAGCTTTCGGGAAGCCATCTCGATCTGCTTTGCAGAAAGGAATGGGTTCAATAGTTTGTCCAAGGACGTACTGTTGAAGTGCAACTCTGTACGCTTTCAAGCGTGCAATTGCATCATCCTCTCCCCTATTTATTAAAGGGATTGATACTAGATCATAAAACTTTTTGACGTTCTGGTCGGAAGGAAACGAATGCAGCACATTAATCATTGGGACCAAAGTCTTTACAGACTTTAGTCATCCATTGTTATGTCTGTATGAATTTCTCATTTTTATATTGTTTTTTTCTTTTTTAGATAAAATAACTTATAAATGCTCTCTCAAAAGGAGGGATCTCCGATTGGTGCCTAATAAGTAGGGTACAGTTTCAATTCTGCGTTTAAGCGGACTCTTTGAAGCTCCG